GAAAGCAAACTGAAAAATGATGATCTGATGGATACTTTTTATGACATGATCATTGACAGTTACGATTATGTCGGAAATTATCTGATCCTGATATTCCACGATGCCTATGATGTCATAACCAAAACTTCTGACAATGACAAGCTGGATGAATCAGAAGAGGTTTATGAGTATCTGCTTTGCGCAATCTGTCCGGTCAATCTGACAAAGCCGGGGCTTGGTTACCGTGAGGACGAAAACCGCATTGAATCACGAATCAGAGACTGGGTTGTCGGGATGCCAGATACAGGTTTTATTTTCCCAGCATTTACTGAGCGAAGCACAGACATCCATTCTGTGATGTTTTACAGTAAAAACACGAACGAGCCACACTCTGAATTTATGAAAGCTGGACTTGGTTGCGAAGCAAAAATGACAGCATCAGAGAAAAAGAAAGTGTTCCAGAACATTTTAAAAGATGTGCTGGGAGAAGATGATGCAGAAAATAATAAGATTTGCTTGGAAATACACAGCGTTTTGGACGATACCTTAATCGCAAATGGAAGTGCTGATCAGGAGGAAGAATCAGAGAAAGTCGAACTTACACAGGATATCCTTAAAAAGTGTCTGGATGAAGTCGGACTTCCAAAGAATATGATGGATTTGATTTTGAAAAGCCGCGAAGAACTGCTCCCATTGGATACACTTGTGTCGGAAGTCGTGGACAAAAAAGCTGTTGTGGAAGCAAATAAAATCAACTACATAGCAGATTTAAAAGAACTGCTTGAAGCCGCAGCAATTAAACTTTCAGAGACATATTCTGACGATGATGTACTTGTAAAAGAAATCAGAGAAAAGATTTGAAATAAATAGATCAGAAAGGAGCCGAGACTCTGGCCAGAGTGAAGCATATGCGGTCTCCTTGAAAAAAATGAGTGATTTAGATAAGTTTGATTACGAATGTCAGAATCAGATAAGCATTTTTGACATGATACGTGAACCAATCCGTATTACAAAACCTATACGATTAATTGAACTGTTTGCCGGATATGGTTCACAGGCAATGGCGCTGGAAAGAATTGGTGCAAAATTTGAGCATTATAGAGTTGTAGAATTTGATAAGTATGCCATAGAAAGCTATAACGCAGTGCATGGCACAAGTTTTCCAACTATGGATATAACTAAGGTCCATGCGGAAGATTTGAATATTTGCGACACGGAGGTATTCACTTACTTACTTACTTATTCATTCCCATGTACCGATTTATCGGTTGCCGGAAAACAAGCAGGCATGAAAAAAGGAAGTGGTACACGGTCCGGCCTTTTGTGGGAAGTAGAACGTATTCTGAAAGAAATAAGAGATGGTGGCGGTGAGTTGCCACAGATTCTGTTCATGGAGAACGTACCGCAGGTCCATGCCAATGCAAACATGGAAGATTATCAGAACTGGATCGATTTTCTGACAAGCATTGGATATGTGAGTTATTGGCAGGATTTGAATGCAAAGAACTACGGAGTTGCACAGAACCGTGAAAGATGCTTTATGTTTTCCTTTTTGGGAGAATACAACTACCATTTTCCGCAGCCGATACCTCTGAAAAAAAGGTTGAAAGATTACCTTGAAGATGATGTGGACGAGAAATATTATATTAACAATGAAAAGGCTGAAAAACTGATAAAACAGCTTATTGACAACGGAACGCTACCACAGCACAATCCTGAGAGCAGAGCAGAGCAGAGCAGA